AAACGGCGTCATTTCGATGCAAGTGCGTTATCCGACATACACCGTCATGCAAGTGAAGTGCTACGAGTGGGAAAAGAAAGTTGAATCGTAATGCCGTATAGCAAGTATTCGCCCAAACAGAAGAAGATGTCCGCGGCCTACTGGGCAAACAAGGTGAAGTGGTGATGGACGCATTCCTGCGCAAATTATACGTTGATATGACCAACGACGAGTACAACGCCTTCCGTCCGCGTGAGGATGACGTTGAAGGCCCGATGTACAGCGACGAAACAATCCTGCGAGCATTGCGTGCGTTAGAGCAGACCGAAGAGGGCACGCCAGAGCGCAACTACATGGTCAAGATGATGCGTAAGCACGGGCCACGCGCTGGGGTTCCTTTTGGCGAAACGTACTCACAAAGCTACGAAGCCGGCGAGGATAAGTTTAGTAACTTACTTGAAGATTTTAGAGAATCTGGAAGAGAGGGTGATTTACTTGGTCAAGTTGCTGCTGGCGGTAAGGGTATTATGGCAATTGCAAACCCTCTTAATGCAGGCCCGACAACTTCAGGCTTTATGCAGGGGCTACTGCGCTACATGATGGAGAGAGGCGGAAGATGAATTTACTTGATGACATTATAAAATTTGCATTGCGCCAGCGTTATCCTGAAGTAACGCCGCCGGTCACTAAGTTTGATAAGAAAAAAGGTAAAGAGTACCTAGCTAAAAGCGAAAGCCCAGAAGCTAAAGCTGTAAAGAAATTACGCGACGCCACGCAGCGCCGGATTAATGCTGGCGACTATGACCCGTATTTCAACATTGCAGATCGTTTTACTGTTGACCGGTACAAGTATCCGGTCGCATCGCAACCAAACCAAACGCTTTCCGTATTGCCGGCGAAACAAGAGACGATTGATAAGTACAGAAAATTGTACGGAAATCCGCAGTCGAAAAGAAACCTTCTTGAGGCATACGAAAAAGGCATCGATCGACCAGACACATCTGACTGGTATTTTATGGGGCAGCTTGAGCAAGAATTCATCAATGAATACGGTGAAGAGTTGGGCCGTAAAAAATTCCAAGAAATGTTTGCCGACCCTATGGCCGCATGGACTGGCGGCGCCGATCCGCAGGCAAATTTGCTAATGGCTATGTTTGATAATTATCGTAGAACACAAGGCGCAAAATTACCTGAAAACACTTTTGACTATCCGTACCCAATCGGAGGTCGTTTTTTGGGCAGTAATGCTAAATCGGCATCCAAAATTGAAGCGGCAGGCGGTATCAACCCAACGACAAGCCCAAAACGCTTTAACTTCTCTACAAATTTCCAAGGCGCCGGCGATCGTGCGACAATGGATGAGCAGATGATGACTATTGGCTATGGCATGCAGGTGCCGACGCCAAAAACATATGGCGCCGTCGAAGAGGTTGCTATGGAGCTTGCCGACAAAAAGGGTGTTACGCCCATGAAGTTTCAAGAAGTCGTCTGGCATGGTGGAACTGGCAAAGAGGGTAAGCCTATGATCCAGTTCGTCAACGAAGCGATTGAGCGCACTAGCGCCATTACCGGATTAACACCGAAAGAGGTTATCCGCGGTATGGTCAAGGGTTCCATTCCTGTTTTCGGTGTTGGAGCTGCTGCGCCAATGACAAACGATATTCTTAACTACTTCTCTAATATAGAGGGCAACGGTTCCTGATGGCTAACCCGTTAAAATATGCACGCGGTTTACTAGATTTGTTGCACTTCTCAGATAAAGTGCGGCCAGTCATTGACCCAATGAAGCATTTAACGAACCCTAATATTCGTGGGGCAGAGGCTTCGCTTGCCCGCTCTAAAGTAAGAACATCGCCTTTTCGGCAGGAGCCAAAAGAGTTTTACGATCCCTACCCGCCGCAAAGTTATTGGGCGTCTGAAGGTTATAAGAAAGAACGCGGTCTAGGTGAAGCAATTCACACGACACGCCAGCCGGTCGAGGGTTTTTATGATGTCAGTGAAGACGCTGACAAATTTTTACCTGTCGCGCGTGAGAAAGTTGACGACGTTCTTTCTACGTTTGGGATAAACATCCCTCCGAATGAGCGTGCTGACTTGATCATATCTGAAACCATGGATATGGCAAAAGTTGCAAAATACCTTGGCCTGCAAAATCGCAAGGCGCGGCCAAATGTTTACACTCAGTTTAACCCTGTCGTTCCGGAGTTTGTAAGACCTCCGGAGGGTCAGTTTATGAGTATTCTCGATTATTTGGAAGGATTAGAGAAATGACGACACTTGTGTATGAAATGGAGATGGATGACTTTGGAAAATCGCTTCTAGAGAGCGATCCATCTTTTAAAATCGAAATACTTGAGACGTTAGACAGCGAAGAGCCATTGCTCTTAAAATACAAAGTCAAGGTGACTGAAGAGAGGCCTGATGAGTGACATATATTCACTAATGAATCGCGGAATGAAATTACGCACTGGCCCTGATGGCTCTTTGTATTATGATGGACAAGAGATTGTGCCTCCTCGTCCAAGTATTAAGCCACGTCAGACCACTTTTAGTGAAAATATGGTCGATTTATTTAGTAAGATTATTCCGCAAAGATCAGCCGAAAATTTATTCGGTGGCAGGCTGTATCCAAAGGGTGACGCGTTGATGCGCTTTACTGGTTCTAGTGGATTAGCTAATATGACACCGATCACTGCTGGTATACTGTCTGCTGGGCAAGCAGCGAAAGATGTATCTCGCGGCGATTATGGAAGCGCGGCTGCAAATACCGCATTCAGTTTATTAGACGCCGCTGGTTCTGGTACAGTGTTAAGAAATGCTTACAGATCGGCGCGTCAGTCTCCGGAGCTTGTAGAGTTAACGCAAAGCCCGCAATCTCGAAAATATTTTAGCAATATGCTTGAAGAAGCTCAAGATACACAAGGGCCATTAGGGTTACAGGTAGATGTTTACCCCCCTGAAGGATATAAAAATAAAACAATGATAGCCTCCCCTTATGGTGACGCTGGATTTGCTATAACGCCAGAAGGTGAAATAGTATCTCTTGTTAAAAACAAAAAATCAAAGATCAAGGGCTTTGCCAGCAAAGCGTTAAATTATGATAAGAAAAACGGCGTTTTTTTAAATGCATTTGACACTGAATTAACGAAACTTTATGCACAAAGCGGCTTTCGCCCTGTCTCAAGAACATCTTTTGATGAAGATTTATTTAGATCAGAAATCGGTGATGAGGCTGTAGACGCTTTTATGACAGCAAATAAAAATTTCAATAAAGGTAAACCAGACGTCGTCTTTATGGTGCGCGATCCGGATTATCAAGGGCCATTTGCAAATCAATTCGGCGGACGTCGCACTGATTATTTGAGCGCGCAAAATGACCTTTTGCGTGAAGTAGAGAGATTAGGGTATAAAGATGAATGACTATAATAAGAAACTTTCCCTCAAGAGTTGCCGCTGCACTAAAGAAAAAAGCAACGCAAAAAGAAAAAGGGTCTGAATGATGGACTACGAAATCAACGAACTGGCGGCGCAACTAGAAGCCGAGCTAAACCCAAACCAGATGGACGATGACGAGCTGCAAGGTATCGTCGGCAAAGAGATCGACGACGCAATCGATTTTATCGACAACTGGATCAGCCCCACACGCGCGACAGCCACGCAGTACTACCGCGGCGAGCCGTTTGGCAATGAGGAAGAGGGCCGCAGCCAAGTTGTTAGCATGGACGTGCGCGACACCGTGCAGGCGATTATGCCGTCGCTGATGCGCATTTTCCACGGCACTGACCGCACTGTTGAGTACGCACCCCAAGGGCCAGAGGATGTCGCGGCTGCGAAGCAGGCGACAGAATACGCGAACTACATCATCAATCGCGACAACAACGGCTTCCTGCACATCCACGCGGCGTTCAAGGACGCACTGATTCGCAAGGCTGGCATACTGAAGTGTTACTGGGACGACCAAACGCGCTTTGAAACGCATGACCTATCTGGCCTCGATGACAACGCGCTCAGCGCGATTATGGCCGACCCTGATGTCGAAGTAGACATTGTCGCGTCTGAGCCTATCGGAGAGCCCCAGATCGACCCCATGACCGGCCAAATTATGCCTCCGCCCATGATGCACGCCGTGCGCGCGACTTACACATATCCGGATGGCCGCGTGAAGCTAGAGGCAGTGCCTCCGGAAGAGTTCCTAATTTCGCGTGAAAGTAAATCCCTTGAGGACGCCGACTACGTCGCGCACCGACGTATTGTGACGGTTTCTGAGCTTGTGGCTATGGGCTACGAGTACGACGACGTCGCGTCGCTTGGATCGTCATACGACGACATGGAAACCAACATCGAGCGCAGCACGCGAAACCGCGCTCTAGCGAACGAAATGAACGAGCGCAACGATCCGGCAATGAAGAAGGTGCTCTACGTCGAAAACTATATCCGCGTTGACTACGACGGCGACGGCATTGCCGAGCTGCGTAAAATTTGCACCGCCGGCGACGGCAAGAAGATACTCATGAACGAGCCTTGCGCGATGCTGCCGTTTGCCGTGTTCTGCCCCGATCCCGAGGCCCACGACTTCTTCGGCATGTCAATCGCGGATACCGTCATGGACATCCAGCGTATTAAATCGTCGATCATGCGTAACACGCTTGACAGCTTAGCGATGTCGATTCACCCACGCGTCGCAGTGACCGAGGGAATGGTTAACATCGATGACGTCATGTCGACAGAGGTCGGCGCCATCATCCGCCAACGTTCCGCCGGTCAGGTGCAGCCACTGTCTATGCCATTTGTTGGCCAACAGGCATTCCCAGTTCTGCAATACATGGACGAGATCAAAGAGGCCCGCACAGGCATCTCAAAGGCGTCTATGGGCTTAGACGCGGGTGCTTTGCAGTCATCCACCGCGGCAGCGGTAAACGCGACTGTGTCGAGCGCTCAGCAGCACATTGAGATGATTGCGCGTATCTTTGCGGAAACCGGAATGAAGCAGCTCTATCGGATCGTGTTGCACTTAATTACGACGCATCAGGATCAGCCGCGCATGGTTCGCCTGTCGAACGAGTTTATTCCGATCGATCCGCGCACTTGGAACGCCAACATGGATGTATCGATTAACGTCGCACTTGGCCGCGGTACGGACACTGAGCGAATGATGATGCTGCGACAAATTGGCGAGATGCAGAAAGAGGCCATGGCGACCATGGGGCCGGTGAATCCGTTGACCGACATGCAGAAGCTGTCAAACACGCTGAAGGCGATGACAGAGCTTGCAGGGTTCAAGGACGTGTCGCAATTCTGGTCAGACCCATCACAGTTCCAAGCGCCACCACAGGAAGACAAGCCAGACATCAACGAGCAGCTTATTCAAGTGCAAATCCAGCAAATTCAGGCGGACATCCAGAAGAAGGCTGCCGAATTGCAACTTGGCCGCGAGAAGATGTTCATGGAGGACGATCGAAAGCGCGACGAGCTGGAGGCGGAGCTATACGTCAAGGCAGAAGAGATGCAGGCGAAATACGGCACGCAGCTTAACGTCGAGAAAATCCGGTCGGATATGGCGATCAATCGCGAAGTGATGAAGGCGCAAGCCGATCTGATTAAGGATGCAGCGCGTGAAGAGTAAGCAACAAATCATAGACGACGGGCACGAGGCTGCCCGTCTTATGCGTGACACAGATTTCATTCGTTTCATGGATGAGATCGAGCAGGATTGCTGGGAGGAGTTCAAGGCAACTGAAGCCAGCGATAACGGTGCCCGAGAGGGCATTTACATGAAACTGCGCGGCGTACAGGCAGTTCGCCAGAAGCTGCGTGCAATGGAAGATAATGCGACTATTGAAAAAAAGACAAAATAGCGCATAATATGGAGTTTAAGGATGTCAGAAGCCAACAACCCGTTAGGGACTGATCTGAAT